CAGGTGGGCTAATTCACAACAAAAAATATATGCTCTCTCTCACGTGGAATGCTCCGATTGAAGCATTTGAAGATCAAGAACAGTTCTTTGAAGGAGTTGGGGTCGATGGTGTCTATCTACCCTTTCACAAGGCAAATCAATTTTTAGGTATGCAAGGTTTAGACACGTTTATTGTGAATGACGTGATTAAAGCACCCAATCTACCGCAATATTTAGCTGCTTATCGCTCACACTTAGACACGATTTTTACGGTATAAAAGACATCGCCATGTTAACTGTAATTGCAGAAATTCACATTCATGAAGGTGCAACGCATGTTGAAACTGTCTTAAATGCATTTAAAGAGGTTACTCCTTTAGTGCTCCAAGAAACGGGTTGTTTTGGTTATGAGCTTTATATTGATCAAGACAGTAACGCCAGTTTCCAGTACAAACCCTCAAATTCAATTATTATGTTTGAAAAATGGCAATCTTTAGCTCATTTGGAACAGCATTTAAACACGGCACATATGCAGGGCTTTCAACAGAAAGTGAAAGATGCCGTTAAAGAAACAAAAATTCGGATTATGCACTTGGGTTTAAATAACAATTAAATCCTTCCTAGCATGATGATTGTGTATGAAATTATCACAAGACAGTTAAAAACTGATAAAGTAGCCTGCGCATAGCAGGCTTTTTTATGCTCATTCTAAAATAGCGTGCCTGAAACAAAGGCATGCACCACGAGTATAAAAAAAATTTAGCTATAACTTTATGCAACTCAAGAGGTTACATCTGAAATGCTTCTCATGATCGAAAGATGATATTTAAAAAATCTAACAAAACCTAGCAAAATTTAAAGCATCACAATCCTATAAAAACAAACAAGTTAACAAATTAATGCAAATCTAAACAAACTGTGCAAAACCATCAAAATTGAGTACCATCTTGAGTACCACTCAAATTTTCAATAAATGGTACTCAATATTCATGTTAAGTGATTCAAAAATAAGAACTCTTAAGCCAACCGATAAAATCACTCGCTTTATTGACTCGGCTGGACTGTATATTGAGGTTCGTCCTAATGGGAAAAAGTTTTGGCGGTATCGCTTCCAGTGGTTAAAAAAAACACTAATGATGGGTTTAGGTGAATACCCTATTGTTACTTTGGCTGATGCCAGAAAGAAACGTGATGAAGCAAAAGCTTTGCTCGATCAAAATCTCAATCCACTAGAAGAAAAACGGAAAGAGAAACTCTCTTTAGAACTTAATCTAAGTTCAAGCAATTTATTCAAGAACGTAGCCCAAGAATACAAACAAGAAAAGCTTGCTAACAGATCTATGCGACATCAAGAAAGATTTCAAACATCTTTGGAGAAAGACATTCTTAAAGTGATTGGTGATAAGGATGTCAAAGATGTTACTTCTGCCGATGTGCTTCAAATTATGAAAAATACGATTAAGCGCGTAAAGAAGCAGAAAAACTTTGGCACTGGTGAAGTGACTGCAATTGATAATAGAAAGTTTATTGGTGCTGTCATGCGATATGCAATTGCCACCCTTCGCGCTGATTATGATCCAACTTATGCTGTTAAGGATGCAATCGAACGCCCTGATGTAGAACATGCACGACCACTTGAGAAAAGTGAAGCTAAGCAACTGCGAAATAAGTTAGAGAATTACTCTGGATCTAACACGGTCAAGAATGCTGGACTAGCTATGCTCTACTCTATGCTCAGGACAATTGAAATTAGGCGTATGCAATGGTCATTCATTGATTTTGAAGACAAGATAATCACATTCCCGGTTGCATCAAAGAAGACTGGCCAAGCTCGAACAACCAAGAAAAACCGTATTCACATTGTACCAATGTCTACTCAACTCTATGAGCTACTTAAAGATCAACAGAAATTTACGGGTAATCGTGAATATGTTTTTGCTTCTGTATATAAGGATGGAATGCTTTCGGCTACAACGCTAAATCGAATGCTTGATAACATTGGTTTAGGTGACGTTACTGCGCATGATTTCAGGGCTACAGCATCAACATTGCTTTATGAAAAAGGATACGAGGAAGATTGGATTGAAAAGCAATTAGCCCACGCTGATGATAACAAGACACGTGCATCATATAACCATGCTCGATGGCTTGATGACCGCAGAAAAATGCTTCAGGATTGGGCTGATATTGTTGATAGTTGGAAAGAGTGATGAGTAATTGGCTCTACTTATACATAGAACACACTGTGAAAAATGGTGAGCCATTCTATAAAGAGTCTGGTTGGTCGTTGGGCTTGAAGAATAATTATGTAGTTTTGAGCGAGGTGCGAAGTTGATGTCAAAATATATAGATTACGATTATCGAAATGAATTTAATGAATCCGAGAAAGCTAATGCAATTAAAACCGCAAAGAACGAATATAAACTGCCTCTTGGTTACTCATACCTAGATGCTCCTGAGCCGAATTGCACCATAAATCATAATTCTGATCGAAGCATTACAGCTAAAGTGTATCTTTCTTATAAAAATAAGGAGGATGGATTTATTACCGACAAAACCATAAATCTTAAGTTTCATGATAATAATGGTCGTTCATTTTGGTCTTATGATAGTAGTGAGAATGGATAAATAAGAAGCCCTCACTTAGAGGGCTTTTCTACAATTGAAATTACTGCTGCATGCCGTTGCTGGCAATCAATGTACTTGCGACGATCATCAATCATAATTGGCAATACATCTTTACCCTGACCCGATTCAAGTTTCTGTAAATCAGGACAAGCCACTTTGAGGTTCGCTGGTATTACTAGCTTCGTTGATGAGGCGCACCCCGTCATCATCAAGACAAGTGTTGATATAAATAGGACGTTCCACGATCTTTTGCACTGTACGTGTAATCGTTTCTGTTTTAACGCGCTCTGTTTCTTTGGTTTGTTCATAGTCTTCACTCACCTGGTTAATTGCGTTTTGTTTTTCAGCTAGAGCTTTTAAGTGCTTCTGTTCAATTTCCTGAATTTTGGCAATGCACTTTGATTCCGCATCTCTAAGCTTTCCTGCCAAGTGGTTGGTGTAAGCCAGCTGCCCAATGCAGATAGATAGAAGGATTCCGATTACGATCCAGTATTTGAACTTCCAAAGTAGAGTTAGAATCATTTTAGAAATAACTCCATTTCAGTTTTTCGACGTTTAACCAAGCCGCTCATGACTTTACCACCAGCTTTATTCCATTTTAAAAACTCTGCCGCAGCACCCTTATAGTCTTTAGCATTGAGCTTTTTAAGTAATGTGGAGCTACGTAGGTTTGTTTCACCCAAGTTATAGGTAAATGAAACCAAGGCATCAAACTGGTTTTGATTAAGTGGAGCTTTTACCAATTGATTCACAGCATTTTCAAAAGTGATCAAATCATTACGCAAATATTGCTCAGCCTGTACTTTGGTGCATTTTTCACCGCGCTTTACTCGCACGCCATTTGGGTATTTAATGGTGCCAAAACCGATGGTCCACACACCCACACCATCGTCATAAGCACTTAAGCGCAACCCCTCAAAACCCTTGATTAATTCAACACCATCATTACTGGTCTTCATTCGCTTCCACCTTGTTTTTAATGAACCGTTCTGCCTGAGCTTCAACAAATTGACTGCCAAGCGTTCCTAAAAATGCCCCCAAGCCCAAAATGGCAAGCATGTTTAAATCCGATATCCAGATGAGCGCCCCACCCGCCCCCAAGGTTGTGAAACCGTTCAAAATTGCACGACCAAGCACAATACGCCATGTTAGTTTTTCTGTGCTGACAAGTGCTTTAGCCATCGCAATTGCGAACCCCATCAGAATTAATTGAAGTGCCACTTTTTCATGCTCTTGCATGCTTCCCCCTTATTTTTGGTAATAAAAAAGCCCTAGGCTTATTAGGCACTAGGGCTTGTGGTTGTTTGCTGTGTTTAAAATTGGGTAATTATTTCTTTTAGTTGATCAACGGTTTCTGCGTTATCAATTTCGGTTTGAATCGCCGCAAACTCATCACGAATAATCTGTCGTTGTGCTTCCGCTTGTTCTGCCAATACTGGAATTGTTGCTTCAATATCGAGCTGTCGAAATAGATCTGCACGTTTATTTCTGCGCTTGTCATGTGATATTTCTTTTGCTTTGTCTAGATTAACCTGAATCATGCACCCACCCCACCTGTTAGCAATGAGTCTTCAATAGTCCAAGCATCACGAAAAGTTCGATCTTCAGGAATTTCTGAATCTTCAACGATGGCAAAAGCCAAACCAGTCGGCACATCTTTTAATGCTATTTTTTCAATAGTCATAACCTTAAGAGCTTCTGGAGACGGATGAATAATCGAAACACCACCATTTTCATTTTTATAAATAATCTTCATTAACCCCTCTTTATCTAAACACTGTTACTGAAACTGTTGGGAAATCCTGAAGTGCACTGGAGCCACTGGAGCTATAGCCTGTCTTAACTTTAAAAGATGTTGTTGTGTTCACATCTGCTGTATCAGAAAATGCTGATCTTGCGCTACCAATCGCATCACCTTGAACTGTACCTTCCCAAGCATAGTTTGCATCTGGCATTGCTGTTGTTAGGTTAATTGTATAGTTGCCAACTCCGTTGTCTGTAATACTTGAAACATTACCACTAGCTCTGATTGATACTGTGCCTGTGCCGTTGAAGTTTACCCAAGCTCTGCAAGCATGCATTGGAGCATCGCCGGATGCATTTAAATGGTTTTTAACACCTGCCAGTAGTTTCTTTGGTGTAACTGTGCGTGTGTCATCTGTCGCTGTGTTGGTTTCTGATTGAGTTGCGATTTCAGCAACACCAATTTGCGTTTCAGTTGCTTGTGGAACGCCTGTATGAGGTAATTCAGGAAAGTAAATTGGATCAATCTTCACATTTTCATCAAGTGGAGTAACACCACCTGCATAACCTTTTTGATTGCCAAGAGCTGTGTCTACATAAACATCAATTTGCTCTTTGATTTCGGTTAATTGCAAAACACCATCATTTACAGTTTGCTGAAACGATGCAAACTCGGATTGTGTGACATAGCGCGAAATCTGATCAATATCATCAACTATGGCATTATTGCTATCGAGAATTTGAATGCGATAAGCACCATTACCTAGAAAGATTTTAGCCTTTCCATTTTGATCGAGAATAACTGGGTTGGGGTTTGCTACCGTTCCGGCCGTGGTGGTGTATGTAGTTTTTGGTGTTGTGGTGCCTGCTTCGTAGGTGTAAATTTTACCACCTGCCAACGGCTTGCCATCAAAACCAAGACATTGAAAACTGACGTTTGTTGCGAGTGTTGCCATGTTTCACCTGTGAATAAAAAACCACCCGAAGGTGGTTTTTGTTATTTATATATTTCTTTCTTCCTGTAGAAAGAAGCGACCTTGACTCAATGTATCCGACCCATAAAGAATATTTAGAACACCATCAAAATGTTTTGTGAATTCTTTTACATTAAATGGATAGTAGCCATGAGGTAGAGGCATTACTGATAGCACGCCACCCCGTGCATTCACAAACCATGAGTCATATTTACCACCATTGAATTCATTATTGATCTGCTGTGCCACTTGAATAACTTCTTGTGGGTAATGTAGTGACTTGGTTTCTTGCTTTTCTGCTTTGGCTTTCAACTCCATTGTTTCCAAATAATGAACAGCTTCGGGAAAGTGGATTGCCAGCAGCTCCGCATAACGTGGGATTTTGAAGTGTCGGTTATGACGACTCCACATTTCTGCATAAATTTTACGATTACCCTGTGAACGTCGATCAACAATTTCATGAAGCAAAGCTTGTTGTTCTGGTGTGATAGATTGGCGGTCGTTAATTTTCCACTGCATCACCATAGCATCATATGCACGAATCACCATTAAATGGAATTTAGCAGAGATCCACATTGCGTAAAAGTAAACCAGTTCCTTGATAACGAATGTACCCTGATTTAAGCCCTTGCCCTTAATTGTGTTTACTGCTTTGAAATTATGATGCTCAGATTTGAGCATCATAATTTCATTTTCAATTTCACTGATTAGGTCTTTTGTTTGCTGATTTCGCATAAAGTTAAAAGGCTTGTGCTTGTCTTGCCCGCCACTTGCTTTATGTAAATCATTGATGCAATAACGACCTTCATTATCTTGACGAATAGTAAACTCGCCAATAACTAAAGGTTGATTGTTTGGGTTAGCGAAGTTTTGTGTTAAATTAGACATGTTAAATGCTCACTGTATTTTGACATCAATTAAGCCCTTGCCGTCCAAAGTTCGGGCTTTTTTGTTGTCTGTTGATTTCATGCTTTCGCACTCTCTTGGGTTAATAAAAGTTCAACAGCCTTATTCATTAAATAGTTCATTGAACGCTCTTCTTTTTTAGCCTTCTCTTTCAAAGAATCATGCAGTTCACCCTCTAGGCGAAATCGCACATCTGTAGATTTTTTTTGCTTATCTTTCATAACAATTCTCCATAACCCCATTATGGGTACATATTCAGAGTACCCGTTTTGGGGTTATTGGTCAATACCCACAATGGGGGTATTATTATTTTTATTTCGGTCTATGTTTTATGAGTGATGAGCAAAGCAGTGTGGTTACGTTAAAAGTTCGCGTATCACCTGAGTTTCGTGAAAAAATTGTAAATACTGCCAAGCAAAACAATCGCTCAATGAATCAAGAGATTGTTGGTCGCCTTGAACAAAGCTTTGAAAAGGACGAGGCTTCCGAGTTTGACAGGGAGTTTGTTTTGCAAGTAATTAAAAATCAACAAGATCAAATTGACCAACTACAAGATATGGTAAAACAATTGGTAGTTAGACCCAGAGAAGCAGGCGAGTAATTAAAAAAGCACCCTATGGTGCTTTTTTATACTGTTCTGCAATGTTATCCAGCCTGATTTTGCTTAGCTCTTTTTTTAAATCATTAAGATAATCACTATAGTCAGTATAATTTTCTATATTTGTGTTTTTAGTAGGATTGTAATCTTGGTTCTCGGGGAGTTTTTGTCGAATATAGGCATATTTAGCTCTAACATATTCTGGATAAGCTTTAAAGTTAACTAGGTCTGGATATTTAAAATCTAAACCTTTACTAGGTGTACCACAAGCAACATTATACAAATCCTCACCAACCGTATCTGGAAACACTGTTCTATATTCAGAGTAATAGTTGCTTGAATAAGTGTCTTTTGTGCTACCTGATGGGAGGTATGTTGCAATAGATAGGTCTTTATATTCCTTATATTTACAGTTGTATTTTGTTAGAGCTTTACGTTCAGTATAAGATTTACCGCCACTAATTTCTTCAACCTTGTACCATATATCTGAGGTATTTAACACCTTGTCATACTTGTAGTAATCATAATCAATGTAATAACTACTACCATCTTTACTGCTGGTAGCAAATACCCAGTCCGCACCAAAACTCAAACCCGAAGCAAGCAACCCACAAATCAATATTAATTTCTTCATAAAACCCCCATCGTAATGAGGATTTTATAGCACAAATATTAGTCTTTTGCTGCGTTGGCACCACCAATCAAGCCAAGCTTAGTTAATTGCTCAATCAGGTTTTTATCACCATCACTTAATAAAACCTTATTTACCACTTCAGTGGATGCTTTCGCATCGCTGGTGATATTAGATTTTAATGCTCGACTCACTTTTACAGAGTCGGCAACATCTTTAAGCGGAGATAAAAGAACACGTACACCTGGTTTATTGATGATTCCACCAAGGAAGTTCATTAATGCTGCTGAGGTGTTTGAGTTATTCACATAAGAGTGAGCTGGCTGTGTCACTAGGTACTGACCAGCCATGCCAATATCCTTGATTTTTGCCACCTCATCAGGGGTAAATAAGGTATTGAGTCGACGATCCCCGATTGCATCAAGTGCGCGCTTCATACCTGCGGGGCTAAACTGCCCATTCTGATTAATTGATTTTTCAGAAATATGCTTGATCACCTGCCCTTTAATGTCTGCAACTGACTGTGGATTAACATTGTTAAGCAGATCTACTGTGCGTTGGATTTCATTCACATTTCCATTTAGAAAATGCTTTTGAAATAGCTTGTCTGGCTCAACACCCTTTATTGCATCTTGAAGCAATGGGATTCCTTCAATCTGCTGAGCATTAAATTTATAAGCATCACGTGCAAACTGATAGCCTTGTGCCGCATCATTACCACCACCAGAGAGCAATCCTTGCATAGCTTCATTTTGCCGACCTTCTAGTGCATCACGGACCAAGCCAATCGAATGAGTTGAGCTAGATGGCTGACCGTTCATAAGTGATGATTTGTACTCACGATTGAGAATTTTGATAAGCTCCTCAGATTTACCTAAGGTAAATGCGTTTGGATTCTTTTCAATATCACCAATAATCCTCTTAATGCTTGGCGGCAAACTAGACATAGCATATTGCTCATCTAGTCGTGTAATTGCGTCATTTGTAAATCCACGCCCATCAAGAATCACATCATTGCCAGCCGACTTTCTGGCCGTATCATAAGCAGCACCAATAAACTCTTTATTTTGAGCTTGCTGGCCTCTTAATGCATCAATGGCACCACTTGTAGCACCATAAGCATCATCAGCTTTTCCACCAGTTTTAAGCGCCACATCGTCAAGCAATCCCGACAATACTTGATTGTCTTGAATAAGCTTGTTACGTAGTGGATCACCAGCACCTTGAATTTTTGCGAGTTCAGCTTCTTTTTGCCATAACTGCGGGCTACCAGTAAGCTGTGCTTGAGTTGGTCGAATGCCAAGTCGATCAAATACTACTTTTCTGGCCAATGCTTCCTTGTTTACAGCTTTGCCAGATTTTAATGCCGCACCAACATCCTTGCGAAGTCCAGCAACAATATCATCAGACAGATCACTGATTTTTACATTGCTTTGCTTTAATGCAATTTCGATTTGGTCGTCAATGGCTTGATTTACTCGAACCTGTGTTGCAGCTTTAACACTTGGAACAGTGTTTCTAGCAATCTTTGATACAGCCTCGCCAGCTTTTTGCCCAACCGCAGCACCTAAAGCACCACCAACAGCACCGGATCTCATGCTTTTTAAGCGCTCAGTATTATTTTCATGAATACCAGTTGCGCCAATCAATCCACCTACGGCGGCATTTTTCCCAAGGAACTCAGCTCCAGCTTTTGAAATCAGCTTTGCGCCTGAAGGTAATGTTCCGCCCGCTGCCGCCAGCGGTGCAGTCATTACCATGTTTGCTCCAATACGACCAACATCAACACCTTGGTTATTTGCCTTACGTACAGTGTTGTGAGCGTCATCAATGTTCTTATAGGTCTTAGTTACACCCTCATAAGAATCGGTTGGCAGGCTGGTTCCAGCAACCGCATTAATGCCTTGGTTTACTTTGTCTTTCGTGTACTGAGCAGCTTGAACGAATGGAATGCCAATATCAGCCATACCAAGCAAGCCCGATTCCCAAAATTGGGTTGGTCCCTGCTTTTTAAGTGCCTCTTGCTCACGTTTTTGGCGTGCCTCTTTTGTATTGTCGAATGGCTGATAGTTGCTTTTAGGTTTTGAGTCGACAAACTTAACCTTTAAACCAAAATTCTGAGCAATCTCGTTTTGGCTATATCCAGCTGCTCTTGCTTGCTTGATCTGCCCAGCGGTTTTTGGATCTTTGATAATATGATTCCAGATCTCGGAATCTTTGTACCCAGCTTGCTTTGCACTGGCGATTTGATTTTGAATTTGTGAAGCCACATTAACCTCCGGCTATATCATTCCATGCGACTAATGCAGGGCGTGAATCGGTTTGTGGTTGCTCTCCAGTAATCTCGGAAAACTTTACTGTTTGTGGTCTGGATGGCTTGGTGGATTGACCCGATATCTCTTTCCATGCCACCGCTTGCACTCGTTGCGGCTGTGATGAAGATCCACCAAGAAATTTATCAATTTCCGCTTGTGAGCGTTTGGGTTGGGCATATGGAGATGATGGGAGTGATGCCCACGTGCCACCAGACTTTCGCACCGCTGTTTGAAAGTCGCCTTTTAAGACGTATGGAAGTGCACCATTCTGCATAAGCAGTCCGATTGCTGCGATATCCTGAGATTGAGGGGAAAAGTCCCTCAATCCATAACGCCCAGAAGCATCATCCCATGTGTCTTTTATGAATTGATAGCGACCAGCAGCTGTGGTGACATTCATCCTCCCATTGGTCTGCTTGAACTGTTTTCTCACATTTGGGTGTGCTGATAGATTTCCAAAACGCTCGTTTCCAAAAATTGTGTTATAGCCATGCTTTACACCCTCAGCACTAGCAATCACATCAAGCATTTTTCGAACATTTGGATTGTTTAAATATTGCTGAGGGCTTGCCATGTTTTCACCTATTGAAAGAACGACGATAAGGCTGGTCTATTGCTAGCACTACTTGATGGGATCTGGCCTTGTTGTAACTGGTTTCCAGATCGGCTATTGATTTCACGGTACTTATTGGTTATCTGCTCAATCATCTGTAATGCTGCAAGTCGTGTTTCGACTGGTTTGGTATCATCTGCTAATTCACCAGCCATCTCACGATACATTTGCACGTCTTTGTCAGATTGCGGACCCGACATTTTTGGTTGTAATGCAACTAACTGCCCAGCCAGTGTTTTTAACTGTGCTGTAGCTTTTGACCCCTCTGTTGAGTAGCCAACTGCATTACCAAGAAAATCAACACCAGCACCGGCATAACTTCCGGTTGCCTTTGGAAGCAGCTTTTTAACTTCTGGAAGAATAGTGTCAATCCGGCTAATTCGCATTGTTTCCTCATTCTGCGCTTGTGCTTGCGGATTACTTTTGCTTGATGTTAATTGGGTTCCACTCTGATCTACGGCTGGGCGCGCAGTACCATCCTTGTAGACAATCCATAACTTACCATTCGCCTCTTTAATTTCACCTTGACCAGCTTTAATTTCTGCTTGCTGCTGATCAAACTCAAGGCGTTGCTGCTGAATTTCACGATTTTTGTCTGCGGTTGCGGCATTAGTGTCTGTGTTGTAAATACTCGCATTAGTGGTGCGAACATTATTGTTTTCAGATGTAGTGTTATCGCGGATATTGTTACCTACTGAGGTCTCATTATCTAATCGATTATCAGCACTTGTAAAAACAAGGCTTGCTGGATCCTTCGCATTTGCAAATGTCACACTTTGCGCATAAGCCTTAACCTGCTCTGGATTCATGACGCTGAGCAATTGATATTGCTGGCTATACTCATTGTCGCCAATCAATCCGACTCGTCTTGCCGCATCAAGACCAATGATTGCTGCGCCTTTATCCCCAGTCATTGCGGCTTGTTGAACCGCAGACTGAATGGCACTAAGTTGCTTTTGAGAGTTTTCTAGCTTAAAACCACCACCCTGCTGATTATTCTTGAATGCTTCGCTATCCGTCTTGCCAATCTCAGAAATTTCTTTTTGCTGCTTAATCGCGGCATCAATCTGAGCTTGTTTTTGAGACTGTAATTGTGGAACCACAAAACGAGCCATTGGTGATTGCTGACCAATTTGCAGCATTTTATCTAAATCACCATTTGCCTCTTTGTACAAACGGTTCATCTCAGCATCGGTTTTTTGAGTCTTCCAGAGTTGAGCGAGTTTTGATCCATCGTCCAACATCTGCAAACTATCAATACCTTTAGCCATTAATGGGATAGATGGATCTAACATTACACTACTCCTGAGTTTTTGTTATTTGCATATGCTGTGGCAATTGAGCCAAGTTGTTGAGCACTATTGGCCCATGCATTGTTGCTACCAATGATTCCAGCGGCTTGTGCATTGGCGCCAGCCATGGTGTTGTTTGCAACCGCCTGTGCAGTTTGAGCGCCAGCGTTTCCAACCTGAGCTGCAGCATTCTGACCCATGCCGATAATATTAGACAGTCGATTGTATCGATTGGTCTGGTCGGCATTGAATCGGTTGTATGCATTTCCATACTCTTGGCTTGCTGACTGCTGCCCAAAATCCTGCAATGCCTTTAATGTGGCACCACTTAGCAACCCGCCTTTAGCTGCCGCACTCGATTGAATAGCATCCTCGCCTTGTTGCACCCGGAATTGATAACCCGGGTCGCTGTAAATATCCTGCCCAGTGTAGGTTTGGTTGAAATAACCATTAGCACCCATCTGATCCATCATTTGAGAAAGTGATGTTGCGCCAGCCTGTTTATATGGGTCCAAATCTTGACGAGTCTGGTCATACATATCCCATTGAATTTGACTTGCTCGATCTGCTGATGCTGCTTGTGCTTTTGCTGCTTTTTTTGATGCACTAGACGACATTGCTCCACCGACAACACTTCCAACTGCTGCTGCTGCGAATCCCCATGGCATAATCAATCCTCCAATAAGCTGTGCTCTTGTGTGATTTCAACCTTTCCGCTTCTTGATACATTGTGAATGCAATACACAATCGTATCTGGCTCAAGACTCATAAAGGTGTGCTTTGTATTTGCTGGAATTTTAATTCCTGCTGGTGCTTTATAATCAC